AGCGACCGCACAGGCAAACGCCATGAAACTCGAAGAACTGCAAAAAATGGCAGCAGCAGAACCGAAAAAAGAAACTGAAGCAAAGGAGGAATAAAAGTGAATCGAAACAATGAAAGACACTTTAATCAGATTCCAGAAATGAAAGCAAGTCGAACGCGGTTCAACCGCGACCAGACAATTTTAACAACGTTCGATTCCGGCAAGCTGATTCCATTTTATGTTGACGAAGTATTACCGGGCGATACCTTCAACGTAAATACAGCAGCAATCATTCGAATGAGCACACCGAAGTATCCGGTGATGGACGATGCATTCATTGACTTCTATTACTTCTATTGTCCAAACCGAATCCTATGGGATAATTTCAAGCAGTTCATGGGAGAAGTAGAAGAAACGCCGTGGATGCCGAAAAAAGACTATAAAGTGCCCATGATCACCATCAACGGAAGAAAAGAAAATCCGGAACCGTATGAAGGATCAATCCTAGATTACATGGGAGTCCCAACGCTAATTGAAAACGTTTTTAAAGTAAACGCACTACCAATCAGAGCGTATGTAAAAATCTGGAATGAATTTTTCAGAGATGAAAACGTAGATAATGCAGCAACCATCAAAACCGATGACAACAATATAAATTATCAAGACGGCAAAGAAAACGAAAGCGATATAAACCAAATCTTAATAAAAGCAATAAGCGGTGGCAGGTGCTTACCGGTAAACAAATTCCATGACTATTTTACCAGCTGCTTACCGTATCCGCAGCGCGGGCCGGCAGTAACACTGCCGATGGAAGGTAACGCAGCAGTAAACCTATTCGACAGCACCGACCTGAAAAAAAAGATGACACCAAGCAATAGCATTTACTTGAACGGTACAGGCTCAGGAGCACCAGAAATATACAATGAAGTAGGAACAGTAAGCGACCCAAGAGCTACACATGTTGTAGGCGCATCAACAAGCCAAGGCACTGCTCCAAAAGGCGGATACTTAGGTGCAGACCTAAGCAGTGTAACCGCAGCAACCATCAACGGCTTAAGAAAAGCCGTAGCAGTACAGCAGTACTACGAAGCGCTCGCACGAGGCGGCAGCCGATACCGCGAACAGGTACAAGCACTGTGGAATGTAAATATCAGCGACAAAACGGTACAGATTCCAGAATACCTGGGCGGTGGCAGATACCACGTCAATATCAACCAAATCGTGCAGACAGCGGAAAACGATAGGTCACCGCTGGGCGAAACTGGTGCAATGTCAGTGACACCGATAAACGAAAGCTCTTTTACCAAATCTTTTGAAGAGCATGGGTTTGTAATTGGTGTCTGTTGTGTGCGACACAATCGCAGTTATCAGCAGGGCTTGGAACGTTTCTGGAGCCGAGAGGACAGACTGGACTACTATGTACCACAGTTTGCAAACCTGGGAGAGCAGCCTGTAAAGAAAAAGGAAATCATGTTGACCGGCACGGCAACGGACGAAGAAACGTTCGGCTATCAGGAGGCCTGGGCGGACTACCGAATGAAACCAAACCGGGTAAGCGGCCTCATGCGAAGCAACGCAACAGGCACGTTGGATTTCTGGCACTACGCAGACAATTATTCAACCGTACCAACACTATCGCAAGGCTGGATGGGAGAAGGCAAGACCGAAATTGCACGCACACTCGTCATGCAGGATGAGCCGCAATTTTTCGGCGCTATCCGAGTAGCAAACAAAACCACAAGACGGATGCCGTTGTACAGTGTACCGGGCTTGTACAAACTGTAAGAAAGGAGGAAGCCCGGAGAAATCCGGGCTATTTTTAAATGAGTGGATTATCTGGGTTCTTAACAGCACTAAACGTAGCGGGAAACGTAGCAAACACAATCGGAACTTTTGCAGGAGCAGCTAAAAACGTAGCCGGAGCGTTTGGCGGATGGGGGCAAACAGGCAATAGCCAAAGTAGTGGCAGCAGCATAAGCCAAGGCGGTGGACACTCCGAAAGCGGAAGTCAATCGGGCACCAACGTGCAGCAAGTCAATGACTGGCTAAAACAGGCATACGCATACCAAGGACAAGAAGCAGCCACGCAAGGCAAATACAACAGCCAGAGTATGTTAAAACAGATGGGCTATAACACGCTACAAGCAATCATGCAAGGCGTATACAACCACATTGAAAACAGCGTAGCAATGAACTACAACAGTGCAGAAGCACTAGCAAACCGTGAATGGCAAGAGCACATGTCAAACACAGCGTACCAGCGAGCCGTTGAGGACATGAAAAAAGCAGGGATTAACCCTATCTTAGCATTCGCAAACGGCGGCGCAAGCACACCGGGAGGAAGTGCAGGAACAATCAGTGGAGCAAGTATGGGACTTGCAAGCAGCAGCGCACTAGGAGTAAGCCGAAGCGGAGGATTTGTACCTAACGCATACGAAAGCAACAGTTGGAGTAAAAGCGACTGGTACAATGCAGCGCAAAGCTGGCAGCAGATGCTCAGTTCTACACAAATGACGCCTTACGGACTGCAAAAGGCCTTAACAGAAATCGGAGAAGACACAAGCAAAGCTATCAACAAAAACGTACCAAAAAAGAGCGACAGAAAAAGCGGCTATCAAGCACCACAAGACAAAACTGGGTCCTACGGGGAAAAAAGAAGGCCAGGTGATTACTTAAGATGAGTTGTTACAAGCCATTGATAAGGCTGTACAACCCGGAAAACAAAGACATAAGCGGGCGGGTGTATTCACTTGCCCGCTTTTCTGAAATATCGGGAAAACAGCTCAAATATGAAGATTTAATGTATAGAAAAGATGTCATGTTAATACCGTGCGGGCAGTGCATCGGATGTAGAATAAGACAGAGAGAGGACTGGACAACACGTATAGAATTAGAAGCACGAGACTATCCAAAAGAAGAAGTTTGGTTTATAACATTAACCTATGACGATGAACACGTACCAGGAATGATTGTAAACACAGGTGAAATCATGCGAAAAGTGCAATACATCTGGAAGCCGGGAGAGAAGCGTCCTGAAAGCGTCCAAACGTTGCTATATCCTGACATTCAAAAGTTCTTAAAACGTCTCAGAAAGGCTTATAGGGGCAAATTACGCTATTTTGTAGCGGGAGAGTACGGAGAACAGACAGCAAGACCTCACTATCATATGATCCTATACGGATGGCAACCAACAGACCTAGAGCACCTATACAAGATACAACACAACGGATATTTTACAAGTAAATGGTTAGAAAACCTATGGGGCATGGGTCAAATACAGATAGCACAAGCAGTGCCAGAAACATATAGATATGTTGCAGGGTACGTCACAAAAAAAATGTACGAAATAAACGGCCAGAAAGCAAACGCATACCATGAGCTAGGGCAACAAAAGCCTTTTGCATGTATGAGTCTCAAGCCGGGCTTAGGAGACCACTATTATCAAGAACACAAAGCGGAAATCTGGAAACAAGGATATATCCAATGCACAAACGGCAAGCGAGCACAAATTCCGCGTTATTATGAAAAAATGATGGAAGCCGAAAACCCACAAAGATTGTGGAGAATTAAACAGAACAGACAAGCAGCAGCAATAGCAGAAAACCGACTAAAGTATGAAAACACAGACTTTGCAGAACAGTGCAAGACAAAAGAAAGGGTAATAAAGAAGCAAATGAAGAAGAGAGGGACACTCTAACGGTGTCACCTAGCCCAGTACCTATCAAGTAAGTACTGGGCTATTGTCATCTAAAGACTCCATGTATCAGACTACTCAGTCTATCAAATTACTAAATCTATAGCGCACGTGCGCACACGCGCGGTAGCGCGCACGCGCGCACGCGCGATATAATATTAACTTGTTGTAGAAGTAGTAGTAGGCAATGTGGAAAAGTTGATAAGTACTAAAATTTAACGTTAAAACGTAAATAAAAAACAAAAAACATTGTTGAAAGATTTGTTGAAAATTTGTTGAAATGTTGAAAGTTCGTCAAAATGACGGAAATCATTGTGCAATATTTTGTTGAAAACCTGTTGAAACTGTTGAAACTGTTGAAAACGCGCACAGCGCTAAAAATGAATGGATTTAGCCGAGTTCCGCATACGCTCCACACGGCAAGGCGCTAAAGCGCCATTCAAAACAAAAAAACAATTGACAAGCGATAAAAAAAATGGTAAAATTAGAAATGAAGAGAGGTGAATAACATGGCCATCAAATGCTATATCATGGACAAAGACGCAAACGAAAAAATAGGGCAGCACTTTAAAGTGCGAGAATTTGCTTGTAAAGATGGCTCACAAGTAGTTTTTATAGATGAATACCTAGTGTCTATCCTAGACATCTTAAGAAACCAAGTCGGTAAGCCAGTATACATCAACAGCGGATACAGGACACCGACAAGGAATAAAGCGGTAGACGGTGCAAAGTACTCATACCACATGCGAGGAATGGCAGCAGACATACGGGTCAATGGTATGACCGCAAAAGAAATTGCCAACAAACTAAACAAAATCATTCCGGATGGATGCGGCATCATCGTGTACAACACATGGGTACACATCGACACGCGTACCAAAAAGTACAGAAAGGGGGTATAAGATGGCGCTTATTTCCATTAAAGACGTCAAGCAGGCAATTCGTCTTATGATGCAGATTTTGGAAAAGCTTGACGAAATCTATCATGCATTGCATGACAGCATCAACGAAAACGAAGAGGAGTAAACCACGATGCACAAAACATGGAACATAAGAGACCAGCCCGAAGAATCACTAAAACGCCTTCTAGAAAAAAAATACAAAGAAATCAACGCTGGATATAAAATGCTACGAAAGCTAAGCGACATAGAAGATGCAAAAATTATGCTAGAGGAAATCTGGCGAACAAAAAATTTTGCAAATGATATTGAGCTAGAACTAATCAGAAGGGAGTACAACGATGGCACAACATCGTAAGAAGATGAACGGCGCAAAAGACCGCCGAATGTTCAACGTAACGGCACGAAAAACCAAAACCATCAACCTCAGCCAGAAACCCATGCGGGGTGGCATCCGGCTGTAAAAGAAAGGAACAATCATTATGAAGCACGAATATTATGGCATCTGGGACAACGTAGCAAAGTGCTATGCATGGGTAGGCGAGAGCAAAAACAATGCAACGTTCGCACGCATGTGCAACGTGATGGAGAAGGACAAAACGACCTTCATCGGCCAGAGCCCCCAGGACTATACCGGCTTTAAACTGGCAGTCTTTGAAGACGAAGTAGGCACGTTCACAAACGATACTGAAAAAGTATGGGAGGGCAAGCCGCATGAATAAACGATACGAAGAAGGGCGAAAGCCCTTCTTTTCTAACCCAGGAGAAAAAGAGCAAAAGCAATACGTTTGGACGAAGGACGAAAAAGGAAAAGAAGTACTGCAAGAAACTGCACCAATCGACATCCAACAGGAAATTGAAAGCTATGCGGATGAGTGTGATATCAAAAGCATTGTCCGAAAAGCAAGTTTTGACCCGCAGTTTCTGAAAAGTCTGTCGGAGGGAGCATTAAACGATACATACACGGATATTACGGAATTTCCGCAGAACATTCACGAGTATCATCGAATGGTAGCGACCGCACAGGCAAACGCCATGAAACTCGAAGAACTGCAAAAAATGGCAGCAGCAGAACCGAAAAAAGAAACTGAAGCAAAGGAGGAATAAAAGTG